TCTCCTATGGCATATAAAACTATATTCAATTATAATTCTAGAGACAGAAGTGCTATGGATTTGTGTGCAGCTATAATAACATTCGTAAATAGTTTAAAATAATTTCATGGAATTAATAAAATGATACCAAATAAACAAATCATAAAAAAAGCAATAACACTCTTGGAATCAAAAGGTTACAAAGTGGTTAAAAAAAGAAATAATTTAATTAATCATTTAGATGTATTAAAAGAATCAAAAGAATCAGAAAAACAAGAATTGGTTAACATAACCAAAGAAATTTTAAATAATGATAGATTCAAATTATTATCTAAAATGCATAGTCAACAGTCTAATGAAGTTATAAAACGAATGATTATGGACAAATTAGATAAAGCTGAAAAAATATCAAAAGATTATAAATATATTATAGTTAGAATATTAAACAATATGCCGAATACTATAGACGTTGTTAATTATTTATTTAATATTAATAAACTAAGGTAAATTAGTCATATAGGAGAATATAATATGCTTAAACATGAAATGGTTGAATATGATACAAATAAAGTTTTTTATGCTAAAAAACTATTAGAGTCAAATGGTTACAAAGTTACCAAAATTACAAAAGCCGATATCATTGGACAAGCTGGTAAGCCGAACGATCGTTAACTGATAAACCTGGTTTTAATATAGAGGAGAATAAAATGCTAAATTATAATGTGCCTAAATATAGAGTAAAAAGTGTAACAATACTTAGTGAAGCCGAATCTTCAAAAACATGGGAACTAAGTGAAATTGCTGAAGATTTTATAAAATCTGATAAATATAAAGCCCTATCCAGATTTGAAAACAGAGATTCTGCTCTATTATTGAAAAGTTTATTTTTGGATAAACTTAAGTCTGCTAGGCATATAACTGATAAAAAGAAACAAGAAGTTATTGAAAAATTAGATAAATGTAATACTGTGCATGGTATATCCCAATATATAACAAGTATATATTTAAACGGAACTGGATTAGGCGTTGACCGTGGAACTAGGTTATACAATTTACGTGGATGGCGACAATAGTTGAAACATAAATAATTTATAGAAACTGTCAATTAAAATCATATAGTATAGTTCACCGACTTGCTTCAAGAATTAAAATTCCAAAAACTTTTTTGGAATTTTTTTATGTTTTTAAATTATTTTGATTTTATTTTATTATATTAATTATATTGATTATTTAATAAGAGAATATTATGTCAAATATAGAAAAATTTATAGTAAAAAATGATGAAGAACAACCTAAAAACGTGTTATTAATTGATGGTGGCAATTTGTTTATGAGGTGTTTATTTAGTGTACCTTATGATCCATTAGATCCTACTTACATAGCTTATAAAACTACATTATTTATGTCAATAAAAAAGACATTAAAACAATTTAGACCTGATAAAGTAATTTTTTGTTTGGAAGGACGTAGTAATTGGAGAAAACAGATATACTCGGAATATAAAAAACAAAGACGAGACATTAGAGACAAATCCGTAATTGATTTTGATTCATTTTTTATGGAAAATGGAAAACTTATAGAAGATTTGATTAAAGTTGTAAAAAATATTCAGTTTTTACAAGTTGACAAATGTGAAGCTGATGATCTTATTGGTGTTATTGTTAAAAATAAAAGTAACTGGAAAATTATTAATCAATCCAGTGATAGTGATTTTTATCAATTGTTTAAATATCCTAATTATAATCAATGGAATGCTAAGAAAAAACAATTTGCACAGGTGTTAAATCCTGAATCTTATTTAACTGAAAAAATTATATTAGGTGATGTTTCTGATAATATTCCAAGATTATCTGCGTTAAAATTTAGGCAAGGCCCTAAATATGTACAAAAGAATGTATTAACCGATTTAAATAAATGGATAATTGAAAATAATATGGAAAAAGAATGGGCAAGAAATCAAACATTAATTTCTTTTGATGCTATTCCTACGACATTAAGCGAAACTATTATGAAAAACGTAAATGAATGGAAACCTGAAGCATTGGATGAAAGAGGACTATATTATTTATTTAATGACCATAAATTATTCGGTTTAATTAGTGATATCACTGAATTCGTAAACATTTTTAAAAATATTAAATCCAAGGATTAATTATGTTAACTTACTTTATATCAGATTTACATGTAGATTTTTATATAGCGAAAAAAATGGAGTACGACCGTTTTTATGATGATGCGTTTTTGCCAGCAGAACGTGTTTGCATTGCTGGCGATATTTCTAATGATTTTAAAACATATGTTAATTTTGTTAACTTTATTTGTACAAAATATAAGGAAGTAAACATAGTTTTAGGTAATCATGATATAATTACGGAAAAAACCAAATTTAAAAAATCTGAAGTAAAGATTGAAGCGTTGACATCAGAATTGTCGAATTTGGATAATTTAAATCTAATAACAACGACTACAAAACATCAAAATATAAACGGTTGTATGGGTTTAACTGATTGGTCATATTGTCCAGGTCCCAATAATTCTGTCGAAAATAATAAAAGGCGTTGGTTATATAATTGGTTCGATGGTCGTATGTGGAATTATTTTGATAATGATACAAATTTTTTACATAGTTATTTTAAAAATAAATTAGATGTAATTTCTAAGTCAGAGGCTGACATCATTATGACACATTATATACCTTTGGAATTCGGTATACCGGAACATTATAAAAAAGATAGTTGCACGAATTTTTTTTATTTCGAAGGCAAAAGCTATTTGGACAATATGAAAGATGATTCAATATGGCAAGCAGGTCATACCCACGATGCGCTTAAAAAAGAATATATTAATAGTAGTGGAAATAAAATACAATTATTGATTAATCCGTATGGTTATCCGGATGAAAATCCCTATGATAATAACAATTTAAGCAAAGAAGATTTTTTAATAGAGGTTTAATATAAAAATATGCAAATAACATTATTAAATTATACAAATAATCCATTAGAAAAAATGGGTAAAGTAGCTGGAATTTGTTGGAATTCACCGATCGACAAATCTGAAGCTAATGTTAAACGTGCAATAGATTGTATAAGGTCTGGTCATAACAGAGTATTAGAATTTGTAGATATTGAATTTATTTTAGATGGTGCTAGCGCGAGAATGATGCGTGAATTGTATACTCATATAGGCGGCAGTCCGACTAGATTACAATCATCAACTAGATATATTAATTCTGAGGATTTTGAATATTATACACCTAAAAAAATTTTAACAAATCAGGAAACAAATGACATATACAAAAGAACCATGGAAACAATAGCGGAAGGGTATTCTGATTTAATAAATGCAAATATTCCTAAAGAAGATGCAGCTAATTTGTTACCTTTGGGAATGAATTCCAAAATGGTAATGAAGTGCAATCTTAGAATGTTAGAAAATCTTTGCAACCAAAGGCTTTGTGTACGCGCCCTAAACGAGATTAGGGAGTTTGCCAACCAGTTAAAGAAGTTGTTAGCGAAACAAAATGATGAATGGCAATGGATAGCCGATAATATATTAGTTCCTAAATGCGAAAAAAATAAATTTTTAAATTCTAGTATGTGTTATTGCACAGAAACTCATTCTTGTGGAAAATATCCAAAAATAGAAAATGTTGTACTAATTAATAAATAAAAAATATTTTATTTAACTATTAATTATTAAAATTTGATTTATAATTATTATATTTAAAATATGATTATGGATAATTTAAATGCCTTAAATGATATAATTTTAGAATTGATTGTTTCTGATATAACGAAACAATCAAATTTGACGTTATTAAATAACAAATTATTATATAAAGATTTTACATTATTAGATTATAATAACATGATTTTATATGTGTGTTATTTTATTAGAAATAATGAAAAATATTGCCTTAAAATAGATATTAAGGAATTTGTGGAAGATTCTAATAATTTAACAGAAATTGTAAATTCTATTAAATTATCAATTTTTAATGAAATTGAAAACATAAATAAAATTTTAAATAAAAAATAGGAAAAAAAATGGAAATCTATAAAGAGTTATGGGAAAAATTTAACAATATACGTTTTAATGAAACAAATCACAGATATTTAGACGATTTATCAACAAAATATACATCAGTTACAGGATTTATTAAACAATTCGTTGAACCAGTAGATTGGGATACAATAAAAATTAAATATGCTGAAAAACACGATATGCCAGTTGAAGAGGTAACAGCTAAATGGAAATATATTGGAGATTATCATTCTGTCTTAGGGACAACGATACATTCAGTTATGGAAAATTTATGGTATAATAAAAACTATGTTCCTGATGAAAAGATTTTTACAGTTTTTCCTGAAATGAAAGAAGATTTTTATTTTAGAGCTAATTATTGTGAAACTTTATATTCTAAGTTAAAAAAATATTATATTCCTATTAAAAATGAACTGATTGTATATGATCAACCTAATGCTTTATGTGGAACTGTTGATTTTTTAGCATATAATAAAGTTTTAAACCGTTATGCTATAATTGACTGGAAGACATCAAAATCAATCGATACATGTGATTCATATAATATTGATAAAAAACTTAAAGATCCGTTTTCTAATTTTAATTCTTGTAATTTCAACGAATATTCGTTACAATTATCAACTTATGCTTGGATAATTGAAAAAAATACTAATATTAAAATTGATGAATTAATTATTTGTCAAATTCCTGGTAAACAAATTATTCCGGTCACAATTAAATGTAATGATTTTAGACCACAGTTGTCATCAATTTTAAAATAGGATATTAATATCGTGAACAAAAAATATAAAAAACTTTATAAAAATATATTAAATGAATATGAAAAATTATCAACCTGTGCTAGATTAAAAGTCGCAGCATTATTAGTCAAAGATGGAAGAGTTGTATCGGTTGGATTTAATGGTGTAGCATCTGGAAAAAAACATTGCAATGATATTTTTAAACATGATGAAAAACAAAATATTTATTCGATAGATGGAAAAATAGTTACTTCGGAGGAATGGTATAATGAACACCATGTTTTTTCAGAAAATAACGAAATACATGCGGAAGTAAATACCTTAATGTTTGCATTACGTTCGGGTTTAATTGTCGATGATCATGAATTAATTATTTCAATTAGCCCATGTATAAATTGTGCCAAAATGATAATATCATCAGGAATTAGACGAGTATATTATAAAGAGATATATGATCGTAATGGTAGTTTAGGTTTAGATCTACTTGTTGAAAATGGCATAGATGTAGTTAAACTTTAAAATTAAAATTAAAATTAAAAATTCACAAATTAAATATTTTATTATATTTAAAATAAATTAATAAAAGGAAATAAAATGATTCAAAAAACATATAATCCTGAAAAATGTTTAGATATTATGTTTGATATGCAAAAAAGTTTGCAGATCGCGTTAGCAAATAAAAGACAAAATTGTTTGTCGCCTGATGATGTTAATCTAGATAAGCCGCAACGAGCAATCGAATCCGGCTATTATGTATTATCTATTATAACTGAATTGTATGAATTAGCTGAACAAATATCTTTGGACAATAAAAATAATACAGAAAAGTTGATTATTACTGATGCTAGTAAATTTGAATTAATTGATGCGTGGCATTTTTTATTAAACCAATTTCTATTTTTAGGAATTAAACCGGAATCAACTCTAGAGTATTATTATAAATCGGCATTAAATCAGGTTAACGATAATGATTCGTTGTTTAGCTTAATAGGGGCATACGTAGTATCAGTAGGTCAAATAGTACAAAATACAAGTTATAAAAAATGGAAAACGTACGAAGTATATAAAGAAAATGATGATTTGCTTAATATTTTGATTAATTCTTCTATTATTAATTTTATGAAAATGTTCATATATTTGAACATGTCGACAGAAGATATCTGGAATTTTTATTATATTAAAAATGCCGAAAATTTTAAAAGACAAGAAGCTGGTGGAATATACGAAAAATAATTAGATTTATAATTATTATATTTTAATTAATAAAATAATAATAATAATCCCAATGGAGAATAAATTTACCAAAATGAAAAATGAACAAAACGCTATACATGATTTAAAATATGAGATGTCTTTCATTGATGTTTTATCTTCTATTTCAAATATAAATGATGAAGTAATTATTAAAAAATCAGAAGATAAAAAATTCATCAATATTAAAGGTAATGATGATAAAACCCATATTTTATATACGATCGATGCTCCCGTCAAATACTTCAATTTTAAAGGTGACGAAATGGGTATTATAAGTTTTAAAAAAATGAATCAATATTTAAATACATATATTACCAAAGAAAGTCAACCATTTATTAAGACTAGTCAAGATATCGACGGTCAACCGGAATATATTTATATTAACAGTTCAACTATTCAATCAAAAATAACACATAAATTAGGTTTTATTGATGTTATGCGTAAACCGTGTTTTAAAAGTATTTCCTCAGGAAATAAAGATACAGCCATTAAATTATCAATTGGGCAAATTCAACAATTAAAAAAGATGACTAATTTGATTGAAGCTAGTGACATTAAATTTATTGTAAATGGTGACATTTGTAATATAGCTTTATCAAATCCTAAACGATATGATAATTTCGAACAGTCTTACCCTAATGAAGTAGAAGCAGAAACACCTTTCAAACTTACGGTTTTGCCGACAGGAATAGAATTAATGCCTGTTGCTAATTATGAAGTGAATATTGACAAGGAAGGTTTAGTACATTTTCACCAAATTAGGGAAGACGAAATTGATATTAATTTTTATTTAATGGAGCGTGCATAATATGCATATTTCTAATAATATGAACGTAAATAAAAATCTTTTAGATGAAGAAATACAAGAATTAGACAATAACAATAAAGATATTTCGAAAGAATCCGATATCAAGGAATCTTTGGAAGAATTTTTAGATAATCCTTATGATGTTATTAAAGCAACAGCTGAAGCATTGAGCATTAAAATTAAACCACCTAATAGAAGTTGTAAAAAATGTTATGGTCGTGGATGGATTGGTAGGCGTTCAGATACAAAAGAACCTATACCATGTAAATGTATTTTTGATAAAGAAGTTTTTGATAGAGAAATGGGTAATCCTATTTTAAGAAAGTTTAACCGAACGGAACGTAGGAGATTAGGTAAAAAATAATGTTAAATATAAAAAATTCTCTTTGGGTAGAAAAATATAGACCACAACGTGTTAAAGATATAATCATGCCTTCAGAATATCATAGATATTTTTCACAAATGATTGAGTCTAAAGAATGTTTAAATCTATTATTATGTTCGAATACACCAGGAACAGGTAAAACTACATTGGCAAAAGCTTTGGCCGAGGACCTAGAGGCTGACTATTTGTATATAAATGCATCTAGTGATAATGGTATCGCGGTAGCTAGAGAACAGATTGCTGAATATGCGTCAGCTAAATCGTTTGATAAACGAAAGAAAATTGTAATCTTGGATGAAGCTGATGGATTAACAGAACCATTTCAACGTGCTTTACGTGGTTACATTGAACAATATTCAGCTAATTGTCGTTTCATTTTAACTTGTAATTACATTTCTAAAATTATTCCAGCTTTACAAGAAGGTAGAACGAACTTTTTTGACTTTAACTTGATGAAAAAGGAATATATAAATACCCTGACTGAAAAAATGGTTTCCAGATTGGCTGGTATTCTTAAAAATGAAAAAATCGAGTACGATGCTGGGATTTTGCCTAAACTCGTTGAAAGTTTATATCCATCATTACGAAAAATGATTTCAGTTTTGCAAAAATATGCAGCATTGTATGGTAAAATTGATTCTGGCATTTTGTCTTTTAAAGCAGTTGATACAGAATTAGCGGAATATATAAAAGCCAAAAATATCACAGCTGCTAGAAATTACATTAATTCAAACGGTTTCTGTTATACCGATGTATTTTCATTTATCCTTGAATCATATGTACCAAATATGGCCAAAAAAGGTCAGGCTATTTTGATATTAGCACAATATGAATTTCAATGTGCAACCACGACTATGCCTGATTTACAAATAGCAGCAGCATTAATAGAAATAATGAATTTGGAGTAATATGTTCGACGATCAAAGAAAATCAGCAGAATCATTTTTATTAGGTATTAAACATGGTGTATATGTTATTACCAATGATACGTGTGAAATATGTGAAGCTTATAAAAAAGAAATAGAATATATTAATAATTACAATTTATATTTCGTTGAGGCTGTAACAGATTCAGAAAAAAATGCAATATATCAATTAACCCAACGAACAGCGTTTCCGATAACTGTCGGTTTTTTAGAAAATGAGATAGAATTCGTTAGGCTTGGTCAATTGTTCGGTGAAGATTTAGATTATGTTTTAAATTTTTTAAATAATAATTTTAAAAATTCGCCACTAAATGAATCAGATCAACAAAAATTAGTTTCCAGAATAAAAAATAAAACTTATTTTACATATTATGTATTTCCGGAAAATATAGATGAAAATAAAAAAATAAGTATTATGTCTGATTCAATAAAGAATAAAGAATTTCCTATTGATGTAGATTCGTTAAATAATTTAAATATGAGTGATGATGACAAGATGTTAATGATAACATCTAATGCTAAATTTACTAAACTTGTAATTTTTGATTTAGAAATAACAGATAACTATTCCACATTAAGCAGAAATGTCATTCATGAATATATAACTAATAAAAAATTAGAATTTGAAAGGAGATCTACATGATACAATTTATTCCAATTAAAAAACGAACAAAGCAACATATAGATACAGATAATACAATTTATATAGAAAATACCAAAGAATTAAATTCTATTGCCAAAAAATATAATTATGCAATTGAAAAATATTGTTTAAATAGTAATGAAAAATGTTTTTGTTTTAGACATGAAGATATAACATTTTTAACACCAATGGATGTAATAGATTATAAACTTAATAATATGTTTTCGAATCCTAAAATCGGAGTAGCGGGATTAATAGGAACTTATTTATTAGAAACTTCTTGTATTTGGTGGAATCCTGGTAGAGCAGTTAATGGTGCTGGTAGTATTGTACAAGTTAACGCTAAGGGTGAAGAATATGAAATGAGAGATTGGCCTGGAGAACACCATGGTCTAGCTACCGTAGACGGTTGTTGTCTTTTTTTAAGTAAAACTTTTATTGATTCTGGTGCTAGGTTTGATGAAGATTTGGTCGAATATCATTTTTATGATGTTGATATATGTTGTCAAGCTTTAGAAAAACAGTTCGATGTATCAACTATAGACATTAAAGCTAAGCATGAATCAGAAGGTCATTTGCCTGAAAATTTTGAACAATTAAAATTGATTTTTTTTAGCAAATGGCAAAAAAGAGTCGAAAGATGGCCTATTGGCAAATATTCAAAATTTAAAACCTAAAAAAATTATTATATTTAATTTAATATTATGAATGTTATAGATATTTTATCATTATTAGAAAATAAACAGTTTGAATGGAATGAATTGGCTGAAGATGTTCAAAAATCGTATAACCAGTTTATGATTAATAGATTCGTTTCATCTAAAATTCAATATGTTAATGTTTTGGCTGAAGTCGCTAGATATAAAATGACTAATGAACAACATTACAATTTAGTAAAGGATCTAATTGCCAAACAAAAACACTATTTTAATTACAAAGCTTACAAAAAGGCAAAGGATAATTCAACTGACGATTTGTTAATTTTTGCAATAAAAAAAGAATTAGAAGTTGGAAAAAGAGAAGCAGAATCTTATATTGAATTTTTATCAGAAACTGATATAAAAGAAGTTAAAGCCAAATGGAAACCTATTTACGACAGTCTTTGAATTAAAAAGGCCATAAATAATATAAATAGGAGTTAATTATGAAATCATTAAAAGAATTTTTACTAGAAAACACAGATTCATTTAACAAAAAAACCATTTCTGATAAAATTGCTTTAAAATTTGGGTTAGTTATAAATGTTAAATTAGAATTTATAGATATATTAAACTTAGAAGATAGCGAAGGTCAGTTTTTACAGGCTTTATATAAAGATTTGAATTCAGATACAGCAATAGGTGTAAATTTTAATAAAGATGGTGAATTTATATCAGTTTATTTTTGGGAGCAATATACGTCATCGCCGTATAAAGCTGACAAAGAAATAATATTTGACATAGGTTCAAACGATGATGAATTTAATAAAAATTTACAAAAAGCTATAACAGATTTTTCAAAAAATAAAAATAATACAAATGAATCTTTAGAATTAAATGAATCAATTATACAAATTCCTAAAACCTTTACTGAACTAAATGACAAAGATAATAAGACTATCGAAAGTAAATTATCTAGAATTAGATATGCTGATCCAGAAATTGTATTCGAAAATATTGAAACATACACTAGAATGATAGCTAACGGAGATATTATCTCGTTAATGATAACTGGTGAAGGTGGTGTTGGTAAATCCCATATGGTTTATGAGACTTTGAAAAAACAAGGATTAGTTAAAGACAAAGATTGGGTATTACATAAAGGTCACATTACAGATAAAGCTCTTTATATGCAATTAATCAAATACAATGATAAAATTTTAGTATTTGATGATATAGATGATATTTTTAAATCAAAGGTTTCATTTGATATTTTGAAAGCTGCGTTAGACACTAGTAAAGAAAGAACTATTACTTGGTTAACAGGAAATACTTTTGATAGTACTGGTTTAGATAATCAAGAGATTAGATATGTGATGGATAATAGTCTTAAACCGGTTATGCCTTCTACTTTTAATTATACAGGTTCTATTATTATGATAAGTAACCTTAGTAAAGAAGATATCGATAGAAAAGATAGGGCATTATTGACCAGAACTGTTAACGTAGACGTACAGTTTAAAGAAGATGACATGCTTAAACTGATACAAAGTAATTTGGAAAATATTAAAATTTATAAAAAAGTAAATGCATCTGGACAAACAATTGAAATTGGTCAAAATATGGAACTTAAACGTGAAGTATTAGAATTTCTAAAATCTCCAGAATTCAGAAGGAACTCAGTTAGCAAAATAAATTATAGAACTTTTATAAAAGCTTATATATTCGCTTATTCTGGCGATAAAAATTGGAAAAGATTAGCAATTAATTCATAAAAACAAAAAAAGTAGGAGAAAATATGAAATTAAATGAAGACAAAGTGTTATTAACCATAGAGAAAAACAAAACAGCAGGTGGTATTTTTATTCCTAGTGTTGGTAATCTCGGATATAAGGAATGTAAAGTTATGGCAGTTGGACCAGGTAGATATAATCCGTATGTAGATAAAGTCATTCCAATGGATATTAAAGTTGGTGATCGTGTTTTAGTTAATCAAGGAGTTTTAGCAGAACTGCCTATTTCTAAAAACGGAACAAAAATTACTTATTATGTAGTTCCAGCATCAGAATGTGTAGGACCTTTGGATGATGATGAAACTATTTAAAAATTTAATAAGTAATTTAAATAAACACAGAACTGTGTTTATTTTTTCACTAGTAAATATAAGTATCTATTTATTAGGATTAACCATTTTCGGTTTTTTCGGTAGTGACATGTCGAATTTGGTAATTGATATATTAATAATTTTTTTAAAATATTTTTTATTAATATTTGGTTTCGTTGTAGCAATACTATTACCTATATTTTTAAAATATAAAGCTAATAAAAATGATATACCAGAAAAAAATTTAACAGACGAATTGTTTGAATTGCGGTATGAAAATATTCAATTGAAAAAAGCTAATGCTGAATTAAATGAATATTTAAAAATTAATGGAATTATAACAAATGATTATGAACAATAAAGATATAGAAATAAATAAAAATGTAAATATGCCCGATCATTATAGAATGGATAAATCGGGGGTAGAGACCATAGATATTACTAGATGGCTGAATTGTGATCTTGCTAATAGTTGGAAATATTTAATGCGATACAAATACAAAGGTAATCCTAAACAAGATTGTAAAAAAGCTATATGGTATTTAAAAGATTATATTAACAACGGTGTTAATTTGGTATGTGATATATCTTATGCTAAACCTGATGTCAAATTATTAATGGAAAAAGTGATAGAGCATGAAGAAGTAAAAATAATAGCACAAACTTATCATTATATTTATAAACTTTATTCAGAAGGAGTGAATTTAAAATTATATAATAAGTTAATTGTAGATTTAGAAGAATATTCTGAAACATTATAAAAAAATGACCAAGCAATTGGTCATTTTTTTTATATAATTATAATTTTTTATTTAATTATTGACATAAAAATATTATATTTATTATATGATAATTAATAAACTAAAGTATATTAAAAATTATCATAAACAAAAACTATATAACTAAAATAAAGGAAAAGATTATGATCTTAACAGATGTAAAAGTTCTACCAATCCAAGGAAGAAATAATTGTGTTGGAATTGCCCAATTTAAATTAGACAACCTAATTAAATTTACAGGCGTAAAACTTTATTATGATGCTGAAAAAAATAAAAAATATTTATCATACCCTATTAATCCTGGAAACAAACGTAGGGAAGGATATTTCTTTCCTATCGATAAAGATTTGAAAGAATTTATTTTCCAAACGGTTTGGCAAGCTTATGACAATACATTGGAATGGTCAGAAGAACAGGATCGCTTAGCCGATAAAGCTGATTAATTATATATTTCATAAAAGTCATTATGCCTAAAAAAAGAAAAGTTAAAAAAGTTGATATATCATTTAGAAAAGAGAAAGACCTTTATAAGTTAATAAATGATCCTAAAGCATTTAAACGCATGATGGATCTAAATAAATCGATAAATGAGGTCCACGCAAATATGACTGATATGAATAAAAAATTTGAATCATTGTTAGATTGGTATAATGCTGTTGTACGGCTTATACCAGATCAACAATCTTATTATGAAAATTTTAAACATGAATTGTTGGAGCTCATAACTAAATATGATGAAAATAAAGATTAAAGAAAAAGAATTAACTCCTAATTTGGTTATAAATTATATTTTATCTTCGGTTATTGAAGATATTGATAATAATTTCGATGATTATGCGTCAATAGCTTTAAAAGAGTACAACACATTTGACGAAGAAACAAAGAATAAACTTAGGCAATGGAAAGAAAAAAATATTAAAAAAGTTAATATGTTTTTGCATAAGGATCAATTTATTTAATGAGTCACAAAATAGTAGATTTTGAAGTTAATCGTGATTATGTAGGCGTAGATAATAATCTATATACAGTTATATTTGTTGACGACAATTATATAATTTGTAGATTTAATAACGTAAAAATTAGAATGACTAAATTTCTTTATGCTGGCGTATATGCAGCATGTAGGTTAGGAAATGTTGTATTGAAAAGTACAAAAGTTATTCCGGTTGAAGATTCTAGTATTGAATTTGAATTACTGGGTCCAAGAAAACGACGAAATGTTGATATTAAAATTAATAACAATAATGAAACATATTTAAAAATTTTTAAACAAAATAAAGGCTAGATAAAATGAAAAAAAATACAAATTATGATAATCAGGAACAAGCTTCATACCAAGATCAAATTACACAAAAGGATTTAATGGTCACGCCTGGATTATATCATAATCTAAGAGACAATGGTTATAATAAGTTGAGAGTTATTTGGATAGACGAAGTTATAAGCCAACGCACTGTAGCAAAACATATCAAAGCTTTAAATTTCTGGAACGATGGTTCCAAATTGCCAGTATATATTTATATTAGTTCACTGGGTGGAGAATGCAGTGTTGGGTTTGCCTTAATAGATTTTATAGAGGCGTTAAAGAAAAATGGAGTTCCGGTATATACTATTGCGTATGGGGAAATTGCTTCTATGGCTTCCGTTATATATATGACTGGTACAGATGGTTGTAGGATTTCGATGCCAAATGCGAGATTTATGTTTCATGGATCAAGGGTAAGCTATGCCACAGATTTAACTGTTGAAACTGCAGAATTTTTAAAAAATGAATTAAAACGTATTAATAATAACATGAAAAAGTATTTAATTAATAAAATTAATATTAAAAAACCCAAATCTAAATCTAAATCTAAAAAATTTAAAACAATAGATAAAAAAGAATTAATTAACCTGATGATTTCCGAAGATATATATTTTTCGGCCAAAGAGTTAGAAAATTTAGGAATAGTTGATAGTGTATCCTCATTTACTATCAATGATATTTTGCTAAGAAACATGCCAAATCAAGATTAGCATTTGTAATATAACATGA